TAAAACTTGTGGCTCAGATGTAGTCTGAAACTTATTGAAGATCATCGTACGCTGGGTAGCTGATACATCGCCTGATATAACTTCAGTTGATACACCATCTTTTGTTAGTGCGTCTTGTACCAATCGTATTGTGTGCTTGTATGGGATGAATACGATGACCTTGTGCAGCGCCTCTTCCATCACCTCTTTAAGAACCTGCAATCGCGGAGATACATCGAACTCGACCACGTTGCCATCGTCTGTATATACAGCACCACCCGATAACTGAAGCAGCTTGGTCAAGGACGCCGCTGCATTGACGGTGCTGATAGTCTCGCCAGCCGCTTTGATCTGCATCTCTTTGAGCAATGCCTTATAGAAGGCAGAGGCTTGCCCAGTAAGCGGAACCTCACGGGTCTGATACATCACCTCAGGTAGATCGAGACATTGATCCTTCTCGTAGCGGATAGCTGGCTGCAATGCTTTAAATACTGTATCGCGTGACGTAGGCTTGGGGACCCACTTGAAGCGTGACACCTGAGTCAATACTGTATCGCGCCACGCAGTTTTGTATTTAGGAACGCCGTTGGGATTGATGAGTTTGGCAAGGCCGAACGCATCCTCAGGAGATTGGGAAGCGGGAGTGCCTGTCATCATCCACACATAGGTAGATGGCTTGACGATCTTGGCGAGGGTACGCCAGCGCACAGTGCTGACATTCTTGTATGCGTTTGCTTCGTCAATGATGATGAGATCAAAGTCACGTTCAATGATTGCGGCGCGTTCTGAATTCATACCGTCGTAGTTGATGACTACAAAGTCATAGTCCCCCTGAATTACTTTGTTACGGCGTGTGCCGTGAGCAATAGCACAGGTGCGGTGCATAGCAGTCTTGAACAAATCAGCTTGCCATGCGCTCTGCATGATGGACAGAGGACACACGACCAATACTCGCTTGATGAGGCCTTGGTTCATAAGGTAGTCTGCTGCCCAAATCGCTGCGGATGTCTTGCCTGTACCAGCTTCATTGAAGCAGAAAGCACGGCGGTGTAGCGTGAGGAATCGGGCTGTGTCACGTTGATGATCGAATGGCTGGAACATTCCGGGCCAGTTGTAATCGCGTTCAATAGGGGAAGGTATCTTGAATGTTGGCGACAACATCCGTGACAAGCGTTGAACTTCTTCGATGCCCCAGTACACCAGCACCTCGGCATGATTCTCGGACTCACCGATCAACTCACTTTTATCTATGTACTGCGTGATCGTCCTTGCCACATCATGTGAGCAATGAAACTTCAGAGCAGTGTTATCAACTAATTCCATACTATCCTTAAACTAATGTAACGAAAGGGGGGAGCAACCCCCCCATCCGGTTAATCCTGTGACCAGAAAGGAGAAACGCCACCGACTAACTGACGCGGTTAAAGGGGAAGCAAAAACCCCTGTTTGACCCACTCACGCCTAACGGTCTAAGTATTATCGGGGCACAAATTCATTTGTCAAGTATTATTTTGACTGGAATTTATAGGTGTTTCTACCTACTACGTTCCCGCTTACTGACCTCGGATACCAAAGCACCGGATGCGTTGCGTTTGAATGAACGGTTGCCTTTCACGGACTGGATAAAGTACCCATCCTTGTTAGAGCCGCCCTTAGATAGCGCCTTGCGATGAGCTATGTCTTTGCCCTCACGTGCATCGGCTTCACCGTTGTGGTTGCTATCCTTGCCTGTTTTATCTACCGCACGCCGTGCGCGTTGGCGCTCCATGCGGTTGCCGTGTTCATCTCGTGCCAACTGTTGTTGGTACTCTTTTTTATACGGTCTCGGTTTGTTTACGTAGGGCATCTTCTTGCTCCTTCATGTAGCGTATTGCATTTATAGTCATCTTGACTTCGGAAGCGGCAATAAGTAGTTCGTCAAGAGCTTCATCATACTTCTTGTCGAGCATGAATAGGTGTGCTTCTTTTAACGACTTCTCTGCCGCCATCATTGGATAGGAGTAATCTATTACTGATGTTATATACATTGTTATCCTCTATTGTATTCACAGGTTCGTACGGGACACCACTTACATAGTGGCGTAGGGTTTGTCTGCCACACATCGGTGACAAAGGAGTTTTGTAGGCGGGAAAGATCGCCAGCAAAGTCGTTCCAGTATTTATCCAAGTTATCTCTAGTGTACTCAGCCGTAATGAACTTCTCATCCATCACAAAGAGCAGACCAGCACTGATATCGGTAACGTGAGGGAAGTGGGCAAAGGTCATCATTGCCATAAGCTGAAGCTGCTTTGCATCGGGGTACTTGCTGCTGCCTGTCTTGTAGTCCACGATAAACGCCTTCTCATCATTGACTACTAGCAAGTCGGCAATGCCACGCGCCCAGTATTCCTTTGCACCAAACGTGCATGGTTCTCTCTTGTAAGTAACCGCCATACGATGCTCAGGGAACTTAATCCCCTCCATCTCTTTCAGCGGGTCAACTTGCTTCTTGAATCGCTCGTAGTTTTTGGCTAGGGGCTTGTCATCCTTGACATAGTCTTCCAGCGCAGAGTGAACTTCTGTTCCGTAGCGCATCTCCTGTGTAGGAAACTTGGAAAACCTTTTTAATACTTTTACTTCCTGATACTGTTTAGGGCAATTGACGTAATCTTTAAGGCCTGAGTAAGACCATTTGATATTTTGGAGTTGCATGATTTTATAGAACTAAGAGTTATGAGGGTTCAATATTATCAGCAATCGCCGTAAGTTGCACCAGCTTTCGCTTCACAAGCCACGGGTAAACCCTTAGCCCAAACTGGAGGCGTTGACATGAGGCCAGTTATCAATGCTATAGCCTTGTCTACCTCGTCATCAGGCACGACTACAACAGCAGCGTCATGGACTGTCAAGGCAACTCTATAGGTAGCATTTATATCAACCATCTGAGTCCCAACGATGATCCTAGCCAGGGCTTGAACTACGTTCTCCACCACGCCTCCGCCCCATATAGACACAGGTCCCTTACGTGAGTCATACACGACACGTGACTTGCCATCCACATACTCTCGGCGTATGTTGGGATACCGGATACGTAGGTTATTAGGGAGAATGATGCCTTCAGCGTCGTAAAACACACAACCATGCTCTCCAAACGGCAGTGGTTTAGTGAACTTATGGTTCATCATGTCTTCCAAAAGCCGATCAGCATCAGCCCACAGGTCAATGATCTTGTCGTTCTTGGCGCGGTAAACGCCCACGATACGCTTGCATTCCTCCTCGGGTAGCTTGACGCTAACCGGCTGTGCGGTAGAAAGAGTATGCTGCAACTTCAACGCCCCAGTGCCATAACCCAGCCCAAGGATGCAAGTCTTACCTACGAATCGCTCGGTAGGGTCTGCCTTGGTGATCTTGCGCTCATAGACATCCGACGCAAAGATCGAGTACACATCTTCTCCGTCAGCAAACTGCTTGACCACATCGTCCTGACCAGCCAACCACGGCAACACCCGCGCTTCAATCTGAGATGAGTCTGAGTTGATTACCTTGTATCCCTCGGGCGGGACAATGGACTTCTTCAATGCCTTTTTCTTGGCATCTCGACTAGGTAGGTTCTGGAAGTTGATCTTGTCTAGGCCTGACCAACGTCCGGTGTGAGCACCATAGTACTTCAGGGGGACAGGAATCATTCCCTTATTGCGTCTGCCGATCTCCATGAAACGCTCAATCCGCTTCTCTTCCAACGTGGATTTAGTCCCAAGGCGTACAGCGCACAAGTGCTGAATAAATGTATCCTCGTGTTCAGTCAGGGCAATGAAGCCCTCATCTTTCTTAGCAAGTGCAGTGACTTGCTTGCCGGTAGTGGGGCTTGTCTTCATTGGCACGACTACGCCGAATGATTCAAGCACCTTGGCAAACTTAGGCCCGCTAGATAAATTCTTACGTACGTCCTCTTCTGTCTCGCACTTAAGCTGCTCCATCAAGGAGGACAGTAGCTCGGACTTCTCCTTACGTAGGTCATCAAGCCGATCTCGTAGCGTATCCTCGTCCACGTAAAGCATGGGCTGAATAAACATCCGCAGTGTCATGTCTATCAGTTTCAGTTCCTCCATCGGGAACCCTTTGGACATGATCTCAAACAGGGTGTGGGTCAGGCGTACGTCATTGCAGCAGTAGCTGCCGTATCGCTCCAACTCCTCAGGCGTGAAGTCAAGCCGCCTCTTGCCTATGGCATCGTTGACCTCTGTGCCTTTTTCACCAATGTTATATTGTGTAGCAAGTTTGGCTAGAGAACCACCAACCTCAACGCCATGTACGGCTCTCGCCATACACAGGGTATCAAGGTAGACCATCGGTGTAATGCCAAAGTGCCAACGGAGAATCGCACCATCGAACAGGGTGTTATGCGCCAACACCATACTGTTCTTCCAGTCAAACTTCCATAGCCACTTACGTACGGACTCCCTATCACTGGAGTACCACTCGGGCTCTCCAGCGTCAACCTGAACCGCTACACCTATAACTTCAAACCTCAAGTCACGAATGTATTCTTCCGTCGTTAGTTTTGAAAACCCAAAGTCTTTGGAATAGTACGATTCAAAGTCGATTGTTATAAGGCTCATACTGCCTCTTGCAAAGCGTGTGCGTACCAAACCATCTTGTCGATGTCTTGTATAGGATTATCCTTGTGGTTTGCGCGGCTTGCATACTTGAGAACATTGCCTTTCAGGTAGCCCCTGAATTCCTCAGGTGTCAGCTTGGCTTTAATATAAGCAATCGTCTCAATGCCACCAACAGTGTAGTGGGGGGGATGATTCACCAAATCCAGCGCGGCTTGTTTTGCTACGCTCACTTTAGGTGCTTTAGGTTTCGCAGTGGGCAGCTTACCATTCTTCTTTAGTGTGTTACGTGATACGTACACAGTTGCAATTGGGATACCCAATGCCATAGCAATGTCTTTAGGTTTAGCCTTTGGATTCGTTACCATGTATCGACGTACTTTATCTACTGCTGTAAGTTTGCGTTTCATAAAATTCTCTTAAAAAGGTGAGGGGGGAATGGATGATAAGTCCGGTTTTTTATTTGTCAAGTGTTTTCGATTTAGCTTCTCTAAAATCTTTCCATCAACTCTATCGAAAGGCCACCACGTTCTAAGCTCTTCTTGACTTAGCACTTCTGTCTTCGGGCGCGGTGACTGCTTCTTCTTTTGTACTAAAGATGTGACCATTTATACATACTCTCCTTCTTTTTACTTGGTTACGTTTCAGTGTGCGGGTATCTACCACATCCGTCTTGGTTTTACACAGGGGGCATATCATCTCGTGCTTTCCTTTCTCTCATAAATGCATCGGCTATATTGAATGCTTGCTCATGTGGGTAGTTGTTGTACTTGTCTCTAGCCAACAATGCCGCCATAGCAAGCAGTGCTGCCAAGTCTCGTAGGTTGTGTTCGTGTTCAGTCATCATCGTTCCTTTGCGTGTTTGGATAAAGTTTTATTACGGTAATCAATGCCTGAGAAGTTCGCAAACTCAGTCAGTGTTCTTTGTTTACCTAGGCCATAGATGCCTAAGTCTGCGTTGTATTGGAGCATCGCTACCATCCTAGCCTTGGCCTTCCTATCCAAGTCCCACCATCGCTCACTACGCACCTTGTCCTCACGCTCTACCCAATGGGTCTCACGAAAGTTACTTGCTACATCAGGTGTGCTATACAAGTGGTACACAGGGACGTTGGGGACGTGATAGATGTTCCATCCATGTGTGTAGGCGCGTACAGTAAGCGTCTGTTCCTCTCCCTCGAAATACATATTGGGGTCATAAGGCACTTCATATACGAACCGACCATGCGTGAACACAAACCCACCAGCAATGTGAAATGCCTCAATAGGTGTATTGGTCTCGACTATCTTGTTGCCTATGAAAGTGAGAATCAAATCCTCTTCCCGAAACTCACTCGTAGGATTGACTAGACTAACCATTACACCAGTAGTTGATTTCTCAGGGACAATGACACCTTCACGCATAAAGAACGGCGAGGGGTAGCTTGACATCACAAACTTAGGTGACATCATTGAGCACACCGCTGCCTTTATAAGTAGTGATTCATCCCAGTCCTGATCGAATACTGTATGGGCATCGACTTGTAGGAACCATGTCTCTCCTGAGTACAGACTCATGGCAAGCGAACGCGCCCAGCAAGCTCCTCGTGCGTCCTTGATATCAATGCCTACGTATCTCACCTGAGACTTGATATCGTCGTACTTAAGCCTTCGTTCATAAAAGTTCTGCTCCACTATACCGAAACGCAACCGACTCGGATGCTTCGCCTTTTCAAGTGCGTTGCGTACAGTTTGTTCTAGCAGTCCATCACAGTAAGAAGCAAGGCTAATAAAAATAGTCATATCATTCATTCCAAGGCCCCATCAGCTTGCGTAAATTGCTTATTGCTTCAGCCGCATTCTTCAGTAGCATCTGCATCTCCTCAATACGCTCTTGCTGATTTTGCATACGGACATACGACTCCTCGGCAAACCTAGCCAAGTTCTCGTTAGTCCACGCAGCAAAGTTTGGTAGGTCATTCATCGTGTGCTCCAAATGGCATAGGGCAATTCTCGGGCGGTACAACTACGCACCATATCGCGCTCCACTTGCCCGGCCCTTTGCCCACCTTGGGAATCCATCGGTCAATGTAAGCGTCAGGCATCTTCTCTAAGCTACGCCCTGCGTTGGTGTAGTTCATGCTGAGATAGTTTGATATATCAATTAGCGTTAGGCCATCGTGGTACTTCTGCAATAGCATTCGTATGCGGTGTTGGGGAGGTGTGTTCAAGAATTCTTCTCCTTGAGTTTGGCTTCAATGGCTCGGGCAAATTCAAACCTGTCTGCATATGGCATCGTATTGCTGATGGCAAATATCTCTGCATCATCCGTCAACCCAACCCAAGGGCGCTCAGGCCACTGCGCTACCACATCAGCACGCACCAGCATGGCAAAGTTATATATCTCGGGAGTCATCTGCTTGATGCCCGCCTCCGCGCCAAGTCTGTCCAGCTTTGGTATTAGTCGTTCACCCATTTGCTTTCTCCTTTGTTTTTTCAAGTTCCTGTCTTTGTTCGTAGCAAACCATACCCATGTGATCTTCGGGGTGGAATAGCAAGTCGTTGTTCTTGTGGCACTGCCCAAGTAATTGTCCATCCTTTCTTTTGTCGTGCTGCTTGCGTACTAAGTGTTTACACGTATTGCAGTTGGCTTCATGTTCGTCAAACAAACGCTTGGACTGCTTATGTGCAGGGGTTGCACTTGGGTGACATACATACGTTCCACTAACCTGTGGCACACACGGCCCCAAAAAAATAGCTTCATCCCACTTCACTGGTAGCTGTGTGTACTGGCAGGTATAAAACCCTTGAGCGTCAGGCTTGTTTAATATTGGTTTGCCGCTTTTAGGGTGTCGTTCCATTGTTCTTCTCCTTGAGCAACTGCTCAATTTCGCGGGCAAATTCAATCCATTTACTTCCGTAAACATTGGTTGCATCAAACAAGTCTAGGATTTCCTCTGCTGTCAGCCCAACCCAAGGGCGCTGCGCCAAGGCTTTTTTAGTTTCTTCCAATGCGTCTGCTACGCCTTTGTCATAGCTTTCCATGAGCAGCTTGGTTAACTCTGTTTGGTATATCTGCGTATCGTCATCGTCCAGCTTGTCCCGCGCTGCTGCGCGTTTGCTTTCGTAGCCTGTCATGTTGTTCCCCTTGCTCTGATGGCGGTAACGGCAGTAGACGCAGGGTCATCCATGTTCCACGCATCTAAATCTTCACACGCCTTGGCACACTCCTCACGCTCATGCGCTGCTACCAACTTGGCAAAGGCTTTAAGTTCCTTGTCCCAGTAGCCATCTGTAATCCAAACACCTTTGTCATCAGCGTCTGAAAACCCCGCTTGCTTTGCTAGTTCAATGATGTTCATAGCCACCCCACTGATTTGCACAAAGAAATAATCAGCAAAACAACGCCTGTGACTATTGCATACCATTTGTTTACATACGGGGCAACCCAAATAGTCCCTAGTATTGTCAAATATTGTGTTTCAGTCATTTGAACACCGCCGCTACAAGCATGGACGCACCCACTACAAAGATCACCCACACGATCAAGCCCTGAATCTGCTGCACAAACTGCGCGTAGTCGCTGGGCTCGGGCTCGTCAAACTCCCAATCCTTTTGCTTAGGCTCCATGTATTTTTTGTCTGCTTCGTTCATTTGGCGTTCTCCTTAAGCATTGTTTCGATATGTGTGTATGTGTCTGCGTACATCTTTGCTAGTTCGGTTGGCGGCACACCTGCCTCAACACCTGCATTGACCACATCCATGAG